CAGCCATAGAAATGGAGAACCCGCAGTATAAAGAAACACACTGTATCAAACAGTCACTTGACAAGGAGATATACGAAGCCTTATCTGAAGAACAGAGGCAAGCCCTCCCGATTATCGGCGGCATGAGACCGCTTGTGAAGAAAGCCGCCCCACAGATGAATGTCGGTTCAACCTTTGACGGGGCGCAAGCTGTGGAAAATACGGATGACCTGCCATTCTGATAAAATGAGAATAAACACAAACAAAGGGGAGCAATCCCCTTTCTGTTTTCCTCGCCTTTAAACAAGCCCCAAAAATCACGTTAAAACATGAAAGCTGATAAAAGTATCGCAAAAACAAAGAAAAGCCGACAGACAGCGGCAAAACCGCCCCTGCGTGACGTTTTCACGGTTATTTGCAAAACCGATTTGAAAGTAGATTGTGTAAAAGAGTTCAAATTTCACCCCGTCAGGAAGTGGCGGTTTGATTACGCCGTGCCTGAACACAAAATCGCCCTTGAAGTTGAGGGCGGTGTATGGACGGGAGGACGGCATACTTCCCCAAAAGGTTTTCTTGGAGACATTGAGAAGTATAATACGGCTACGCTCATGGGCTGGCGTGTGTTCAGAACAACGCCTGATGACTTGTACAAGAAAAAGACCCTTGATTTGATGAAATCAGCCATTTTGAATGATTTTACCCCTTAAAAAGCCCCTTTTTTGCCTAAAAGTGATTATATTATACTCGCTTTTTCATACTTTTGTGCGTACAATGTAATCACTAATCAAAAAAGAGTATGAAAACAGAAACTATTCATCTTTCACAAATTCAGGTTAACGGGGCGAATCCCCGTACAATCAAGAATGACAAGTTTGAGAAGTTGATTAGGTCTATTCTAATTCTCCCGAAGATGCTTGAACTTCGCCCGATAGTCGTTGACAACACGTTCACGGTTCTTGGCGGGAATATGCGTCTTCGGGCTTTGTCCGCTATCGCTGAAATGTCTCCCGCTGAAATAAATACCCGGCTTGGGGAATGTTCAGGATACGCACAGAAGACAGAAGCAGAACGAGACCTTTTACGCAGTCATTGGGAAAAGTGGCTTGACAGACCGACAGCCCATGTTATCAAGGCTTCTGAACTGACAGACGCAGAACAGCGGGAGTTCATCATCAAAGACAACGTGGGTTATGGAGAGTGGGACATGGACGCTCTCGCTAATGAATGGGACACGGAAGAACTTGTTGATTGGGGCTTAGACCTGTGGGAAGACAAGTCAGAGGGCGAAAGCAGGAACGGTTCTTCTTCCCTGCCGAACAGCGCACCCGAATCATCATTGTTTGACCGCTTTGTCGTACCCCCGTTCTCTATCCTTGACACCCGTAAAGGCTATTGGCAAGACCGCAAGAAGAAGTGGTACGACATCATCGGGGATATGGGAGAAAGCCGTAATGATACGCTTGTGACAAGCCTTGAAATCAAGTACAAAGACCTGTATCAAAGAACCCGTGAACACAGGAAAGAACTTGGTATTTCATTCAAAGAATACATCGAAAAGTACGTTCCAAAAGAAGACCTTGAACGGGAACAGTCGAAAATCGTTGCTCAGGGCGTTTCTATCCTTGACCCCGTTATGGCTGAAATCGTCTGCCGTTGGTTCGGGTTCAAGAACTGTCAGACGTTTGACTGCTTCGCTGGCGATAGCGTCTTTGGCTTTGTTTCAGCTTACCTTGGCAATAGCTTCACGGGCATTGAACTGAGAGAACAGCAAGCGAGCCTGAACAACGAGCGTGTGGCTGATATGACAGCCCGCTACATTTGCGATGACGGTCAGAACGTGGCGAAGCACATCAACCCCGAGAGCCAAGACCTGCTGTTCAGTTGTCCTCCATATTTTGACCTTGAAAAGTATTCAGACCTCCCGAATGACGCAAGCAATCAGGACAGCTATGAAGACTTCATTCAGATATTGAAGAACGCTTTCACGGCGGCTGTCGGCTGTCTGAGAAATAACCGTTTCGCCGTTATCTGTGTGGGCGATGTCCGTGACCGGAAGACGGGCTTTTATTATGACTTCTGCGGCGACATCAAGCGGATATTCAAAGAAGCGGGCGTTCTTCTGTATAATGAAATCATCCTTGTTGAACAAACCGCTTCAACAGCCCTGAGAGCCGCCCGGTATATGGAGACAAGAAAGGTCGCAAAGACGCACCAGCACATTCTCGTGTTCTTCAAAGGCAACCCGAAAGACATAAAGAAAGAATACCCGAAAATTGAGTACACAGAAGAAGACATGGTTCAGTTTGAAGCCACTGAAACTTCTTCTGAGAGTGAAACAACTGAAAATGAATAAGACCATGCAAGCAAAAATCTGGAATCACGCCCAATGGGTCAAAGAGACCGACCCGAAAGCACTGCGGGGAATGTTTGACGAACTTCTCCGTAAAGCGGGTTTCAATGTTCTGAGTTGCACGGAACATCATTTCAGCCCACAAGGTTACACGGCTTTATGGCTGCTTTCCGAGAGCCACTTTGCCGTTCATACGTTTCCTGAGTTCGGGCGAACATACATCGAACTGTCAAGCTGCAACCTTGACTTTTATCTGAACTTTCTTTCAATGACAAAAGAACTATGAGCAAGGCACAGGAAAAGAAAAGAAACCAACTGAAACAAGCCCGTCTCGAAATCGTGGCGGGAATGTACAAGCGGGGTTACAGCCTCAGAAAAATTCAATCAGAAGTCGTGAAGCGGCTTGAACTGTCTTCTTATTCCCTCGCCACGGTTCACAAAGACGTGCAGACGCTTCTTGACGAATGGCGGGAAAACAGAATTGAAGACATGGACGCTGCTCTGACACTTGAACTTGAACGTATTGACGAAACCTGCCGGGAACTATGGGAACAGTGGGAAAAGTCAAAGACTGATTACAACAAGACACAACGCAAGCAGAAAGGCTCTCCCGCCCGTGACAACGAGACGGGGCAGACTTCAATCAGGACGTATCAGACAGAAAGGACGGAAACAGAGGTTATCATGCTCGGAGACCCGTCATATATCGCCGAAATCAGGAAACAACTTGAAGAACGGCGTAAGCTGCTTGGTCTTTACGCTCCCGAAAAGAAAGACATCAACGGAAATGTATCTTTCGCCTCTCTGCTGATTGAAAGCGGCTTGTTGGATGAACCCGAAACGCAGGACGAAGCAGAATAACACCGATTGCGCCCGAATGTGGCTCTGAAATCATTCACTCGTATAAAATTACCATTTGAAAACGAAAGCCCGGCACAGGGCGAATCAGCAAAAAATAACTCAATGAAGAAACAGAATAAAGATATTCTCCGCAAGAAAGGTCTTGAACTGATGAACCTATGGCGGGCAGACTGGAACAGGTTTGTCCGTGAAGCCCTCGGAGTGACCCTTGACAAAGAACAGCAAGAAATACTGTCAAGCGTTCAACACAACAGGCGAACATCGGTTGCATCGGGGACAGCCCGAGGAAAAGATTTCGTTGCGGCTTGTGCCGCTATCTGTTTCTTGTATCTCACACCTCGTTGGAGAAAGAACAGTTTGGGGGAAATAGAACTTGTTGAAAACACCAAGGTCGCTTTGACAGCCCCGACAGACCGACAAGTGAAGAACATCATGATGCCTGAGATAAGCCGCCTTTTCAACAGGGCAAAAGCCCGTGGCGTTGAACTTATCGGCAAACTGAACGCTTACGACATAAGAACAAACAATGATGAATGGTTCCTGACGGGTTTCAAGGCTGATGAACACAACCATGAAGCGTGGTCAGGTTTCCACGCCGTTCATACAATGTTCGTCATCACAGAGGCAACAGGTATAGGGGATGACACATTTGCCGCCATTGAGGGAAACCTGCAGGGCGATAGCCGTATTCTGATTGTCTTCAACCCCAATACGACAGTAGGATACGCAGCCAAATCTCAGAAAGGCGACCGTTGGCACAAATACCGTCTGAACAGCCTGACAGCCCCGAATATCGCAAGCAAGAAGATTATTATTCCCGGTCAGGTTGACTACGATTGGGTGTTGGATAAACTTGAAAATTGGTGTGAGAAAATATCCCCCGATGAAATCATATCAGAAATGGATGACTTTGAGTTCGAGGGGCAATGGTATCGCCCGGAAGACCTGTTCAGAAAGAAAGTCCTCGGTCTGTTCCCGAAAGTCGATGAAGACACGCTTATTCCCCGTCAATGGCTTGAAGAAGCGCACGAACGTTGGAAACAAGCAAAAGGGCGTGAACCGCTTCGGGCTGACCTCAATATTCTCGGTGTTGACGTGGCGGGCATGGGGCGTGACGCAACGTGTTATGTTCTTCGCCGTGACAACTGGGTGGCTTCCTTTGACACACACAATTCAGGCGGTGTGGCAGACCACATGAAAGTAGCTGGGAAAATCATGGTTGCCCGCCGACAGAACATCGGTCTTTACGTCAGTATTGACACAATCGGCGAAGGTGCGGGCGTTTATAGCCGCTGCGTTGAACTTGAAGACGAACCCCATTATATCCTGAGTTGCAAGTATTCAGAGAGCGCAAAGACCCCTAACGGGCGTGAACTGAGTGACATCACGGGGCAAAACAAGTTCTTCAATATGCGTGCTTATCTGTTTTGGGCTGTCCGTGATTGGCTGAACCCAAGAAACAACACGGGAGCCATGCTGCCGCCGGATGACAAGTTTGACGAAGAAGCCACGGAAATAAAGTTCTCGGTAAAGTCAAACGGCAAACTTTATATTGAACCGAAAGAAGACATCAAAGAACGCCTCGGGCGAAGCCCTGATAAGTTTGACGCTTTGGCTAACACGTTCTATCCCGTTCGGTATGCGAAACCTATCAACGTGAACAGAATTGCGAAAATGATACGGAGATAACAAACAGAATGTTCAATTCAAAAAATATCAAACAATGACAATCGAAGAAATTTTAAATTCAGACATGACGGCAGAACAGAAGATTGCCGCCCTGAGTGAAAAGACCGTGAACGTCCCTGTTTGGGGCGGCAGAAAAGGGCTTGAAATGGAGTATAACCCGAAGTTTCATCCCGTTATGGATAGACAGAAATACCCCGACATCGTGAACGAAGACGGGATTCAGCCCGTGACCCGCATTGCGCTCGGCTTTCAGAAACTCGCATCAAAGAGAATGACAGAACTGGTTACGGCTATACCTGTCAAACGTGTGTTCAAGCCTGAGAACGACAAACAGAAAGAAGTGGCGACATTCATCACAAGCGTCCTCGACAAGAACCGCATCGACAGCGTTGACATAGACCGTGTGAACAGGTTCTTTGCCGGCTGCGAGATTATGACGTTATGGTACGCCCTTGAACAGAACAACACGCTTTACGGAAGAAAAAGCCCCCTGAAAATCCGTTGTCGCACGTTCTCCCCCATGCTCGGCGATGACCTATACCCCCTTTTCGATGAATACGGCGACATGATAGCAATGTCAGTCGGCTATCAAAGGAAGAAAGGGAGAAAGACCGTGAAGTTCTTTGACGCATACACGGCAAACAAGCACATCAAATGGTCTTCTGAAAGCGGTTCATGGCAGGAGATTGAGAATGAAGATATAACGCTTTTGAAAATCCCCGCAATTTACGCCTGCCGTCCTTTCCCGATTTGGGAATTCACGTCAGATACAGTTTACGAAATTGAATGGTCTTTGAGCCGTAACGGTAATTACATCCGTGAGAACTCAAAGCCACTGTTCTGTGTCTTCGCTGATGAAGCGATAAGCTACGGCGATGAAAAAAGCCCTGATAAGGAAGCCCGTGCCGTCATGCAATACCCGAAAGGCTCAACAGCGCAGTATGTCACTTGGCAACAAGCCGTTGAGAACCTGAAATTCCACGTCTCAGAGTTGAGAAACCTCTATTTCACAATGCTTCAACTCCCTGATTGGTCTTACGAGAAGATGTCGCAAGTCGCCTTGTCAGGAGAGAGCCGGAAACAACTGTTCATTGACGCACAACTGAAAGTCAACGATGAAAAAGGACCGCTGATTGAGTTCTTCGACCGTGAAATAAACGTTATCAAGGCTTACGCAAAGATTGTCTTCGGGGAAAGCTACGCCGCCGACATTGACGCTCTGAAAGCTGAAATCATCATTACCCCGTTCACAATATCGGATGAAAAGGATGACATCAACAACTTGATGACAGCCAACGGTGGCAAGCCTCTTATGTCTCAGCGTGAATCCATTGAGCGTTACGGGCAATCTGATGACGTTGACAAGACGCTGAAAGAAATCAAGGAAGAAGAAATGTATGACAGCCTTGAAATGACTGAATAACAAGAAAGGGGGAAATTATGGCTATATCAAGAAGAAGACAACCGCCAAAGACCAAAGAACAACCGAAATTTCAATGCCGTGACTGCGGGCACAGCTATGATTGGCATGAGATAGGCGCAAACGGGAAACCATTCATGTGCCGTTGCCCGTTCTACACGGACGGAAAGTTCTGTCGCTTTCTTTCAGACCCTCAGTGCGAACACTTCATCAAACGGGAGGTAAACAATGGCAAGGCTGAATAAATGGGAACGTCAACACTTGAAAGACCTGTCAGCCCTTGACAAGCGCATAGAACAGATTTACGAGGCTGCTGTCAAGGAAGCCGCACGTATCGGTGCGACCATAAGCGATTTTAACCCCGACAGGCTTTTTTCTTTCAGCGACTATCCAATTACACGCAAAAGAATAGAAAAGCTGTTGTCGGGGCTAAAAAGCGGGTTGTCGGCGGCGATAGTCAACGGCATAAACTCCGCTTGGTCTCTATCAAACAACAAGAACAACGAACTCGCCCGTCGGGTCTTCGGGGATAACGTGGGAAAACTCTCTCAGGCTCAATAC